TTATCAAGGACGATACACCGATTCCTGGCAATACTGACTATCTATATTTCCCTTAATCATTTCTTCTAATGTCTTACATTAGTCTTAAGAATGTCTCAAAATGGTAAATAGTGGTATATTATATTGTAACCACGGGATACCAACATGGTAGCATTCTATCTATGTGTCCTCATTCTATGCTGCATGATTTGGTATGCTGGCATGGAGGGCACAATGCGTGTGTTCGCCTACATTGATTTGACACTCAGGTATCAAGTCGTTAAATTTCAACTGTGGCGGATGAAGCGTAGATTAGAAAGGGATCTTGGACTTCCTCCGACAGATTTTAGTAGTATCTTCAAGGAAGTAGACCCAAATGAATGAAAAGGAATTATCTGATCTTAGTGTCAGTAGAGTAGAGTGTCCTAAGTGTGGGGCACTGTGGATCAATGGACAGCACTACTGGTCTGGCACGGGGAAGATGGGAAATGAATTAGACCTTGCTGGACTGGTATGTAATAAACTGGGCAACTTCCAGTGCATCAATCCTAGAAAGGGTGCAGATGGTGGTGATACTTGGGAAAAAAGATTTTCTGAGTTGGATAAGAATGCTCCTGAAATGGACAAGGATATGCGAGGAGACGCTGACAGTAATTCGTAACAATTAAGTATCGATACCTATATAGTGTAGCAATCATAAACTTTTATGAAGTTTCTTTTCGCGTTAATTGCTACGCTATTCTTTGCTGTCCCTGCATGGGCAGTTGATGTCCAAATGGGTGCCAATGGTAACCTAGTCTTCGATCCCGCTGAAGTGACTATCTCGGCAGGTGAATCTGTCCACTTCGTCAACAATATGCTCCCTCCCCACAATGTAGTGGTGGAGGATCATCCTGAATTGTCTCACGAAGGTTTGGCAATGTTGCCAGGTGAAGACTTTACGATTGACTTCCCCGAGGCAGGTGATTATACTTACTGGTGTGCTCCCCACAAAGGAGCAGGCATGATCGGCACTATTCACGTTAACTAACTATGGCATACAATGTTACTCTCCAGTCTCCCGATGGCACTGAAACTACCATCCAATGTGAGGCAGATCAGTACATTCTTGAAGCAGCAGAAGAGGCAGGTGTTGACCTCCCTTCATCATGTAAAGCAGGCGCTTGTAGTGCTTGTGCAGGGAAACTCATCTCTGGCACCGTAGACAATGAGGAGCAATCTTTCCTTGATGATGATCAAGTTGAAGAAGGTTGGGTCCTGACCTGTGTGGCATATCCCACCAGCGACTGTGTTATTCTCACTGAGCAAGAAGAGAATCTCTGATGAATCACGCGGATCATTCGACCTTCGAGCATATTATTCACATGTTACTTTGCTGTATTGCTGGTCTAGGTATCGGCACCCTCGCTGTATGGGGATACAATAAAATCAAAGATTCAAAAAATCACAATCCATAATGGAACATTTACTTGGATGGGCACTTGCTATTGTGGCGGTGCCTTTTGTTTTAACGACAATCTATTTCGGATCTAGGAAAGGTGGATACTATGACACCGATATGTACAAAGGAAATGGAACCGCTCACTAAGAAGCGGTATTGGTTTGCTATGTCATCTTTTTCTAGAATGTTTGGGGTGCCAAATGTCACTCAAGAAATGTCCGACTTTTGTTTAGGTTGGGCATTACATGACGAAGAAGCACCACTTGATTGCTTGCATCACGTTGACCGATATTTTAGAGACCTATGGACAAGGTGACATTGATTGTTAGACATACCATGGAAACTCCATGGACACTCGGAGCATTAGCAACGTTATTGATTGTTGTTCCTATTGTTGGTATATGGGCAATCCATAAATACAACTGGGAGCACTGGGAGCCATTTGTAAAGCGCCATGAATCTCATACTCCGCCCACTGAATGACGTAAACGATCCAGTATGGAGCGTGATACTTAGCATAGTATTGCTCCTCATTGGAGTTTTTTATGTAGTCGCCTATATATTAGGAATCGACGAGAAAGAATCGCATGGGCGCAATGAAACCCCCGAGCAGGAAGAGCTGCTACAACTTCCGAGTGACGGAGATAGTGAAAGTCCTTGATGGAGACACTATAGATGTACTTATCGACTTGGGATTTGATCTCTATAAAAAGGAAAGAGTTCGTGTCGCTGGTGTTGACACTCCAGAGAAACGCACAAAAGACGCAGAAGAAAAAGCACTCGGATACGACGCAACCAACTGGCTCAAAGAGAAATTGGAAGGCGCTATTTCTGGTGACGATGAGCTTACTATTCGCACAGAGCTTGTTGGCGGTGTGGGTAAGTACGGTCGCCTTCTCGGTTGGTTATACATTGGGGACGCAGAGCTCTCACTCAATGAGCAAATGATTGAAGAAGGATATGCTTGGCCCTATGATGGTGGCACCAAGCAAAAGGACTTTGAAGAGTTGCGTGAGATTCGTCGCGCACATGGCACATTAGTGGAGTGATATGCAACCGTCTGACATTTATCTTGGTAATCCTAATCTAAAGAAGGCAAACATTGCTCAGAATTTTACACCTGAGCAAGTTGAAGAGTTTGTCAAGTGTAGTCAGGATCCAGTGTATTTTATTAAAAATTACATTCAGATCATCTCTCTTGACAAAGGTCTTATTCCTTTTGAGTTGTATCCATTCCAAGCGGAGATGGTTACCAAGTTTCATGATAATCGTTTTAACATTGCGAAACTGCCACGACAGTCAGGTAAGTCCACAGTTGTGACTGCCTATCTGTTGTGGTATTCGCTGTTTAACGACAACGTGAATATTGCCATCCTTGCTAACAAGGCAGCGACGGCAAGAGAAATGCTTCAGCGTTTGCAACTATCATATGAAAACCTCCCCAAGTGGATGCAGCAAGGTGTTGTCAACTGGAACCGAGGCAGTCTGGAATTGGAAAACGGCTCTAAGATCATGGCTGCATCTACTTCCGCTTCTGCTGTCAGGGGCATGTCTTTTAATATCATTTTTCTGGACGAATTCGCCTTCATTCCGACTCACATTGCTGACGAGTTCTTTAGCTCTGTGTATCCTACTATCTCTTCTGGTAAGTCTACAAAGGTGATCATCATCTCCACGCCAAAGGGGATGAATATGTTTTACAAGTTGTGGCACGACGCTGAGTTGGGTCGCAATGAGTATGTCACTACCGATGTCCACTGGTCTGAGGTGCCTGGTAGAGACGATAACTGGAAGGAGCAGACGATACGAAACACGTCTCCCGAGCAGTTTAACCAAGAATTTGAGTGTGAGTTTCTCGGATCTGCAAATACACTGATTGCTCCGAGCAAACTCAAGACACTTGTATATGAAGATCCAATCACATCTAGTGCTGGATTGGATATCTGGAAAGAGCCAGTCCCAGAGCATCAGTATGTCATTACTGTTGACGTTGCTAGGGGTCTGACTAAAGACTATTCTGCCTTTGTTGTATTTGATACGACAACTATTCCATATGAGATTGTTGCCAAGTATCGAAACAATACAATCAAACCACTTCTATTCCCAAATGTCATCCATCAAGTTGCTTGCAACTACAATCACGCTTATGTGATGGTGGAGGTCAATGACATTGGTGGGCAGGTAGCAGACATCTTACAGTTTGATCTTGAATACGATAACCTTCTGATGTGTGCCATGCGTGGTAGAGCAGGGCAGGTTGTTGGTCAGGGATTCTCTGGCACTAAGACACAACTTGGTGTCAAGATGAGTGTTACTGTTAAGAAGTCTGGGTGCTCAAACCTGAAACAACTTTTGGAATCTGATAAACTGGTATTCACCGACTACGATATTATCGCTGAGTTGACTACCTTTATTCAACGAGGTCAAGCATGGGAGGCAGAAGAGGGATGTAATGATGACCTTGCCATGTGTCTGGTTATCTTTAGTTGGTTGGCATTAACCGATTACTTCAAAGAGTTGCATGACAGTGATGTAAGGCAACGTTTGTATTTGGAGCAGAAGGAGCAGATCGAAGCAGACATGGCACCGTTTGGATTCATCTCCGATGGATTTGAGGATACCAGTTTTGTAGATGATGCTGGTGATAGATGGCATACTGATGAGTATGGTGACATGTCATACATGTGGGACTATAGATAGTGGATATTGAAGACCAACTAGGACTGGAGCATTTATTTCTCACTCAGAGAAGATGTAGGTCATGTGGTAAGGTCAAAGATTTATTGGAAGACTTTTATAGGACTAGAAAGGATAGGACTGCATTGTCATCATATTCCTATGAATGCAAACGC